TTTGTGGCGGGCGCGGTCATTTCAGAATCGCTAACTACTGTTACGGATATATCATCTCCCGTAATAATCTTGTCAGCCTTTTCATAGGTATTACCAATAGAGTCTAAGCGCGACTTTTCCTCAGCCTTATTCTCTAACACGTCAGATAAAGTAAAGCCTTCATCTGTGAGGTGAATATAGTTACCTTCTTCATCTCGAATATAGTTGGTGAAATTAACATTTAAGTTATCTAAGTAGTGGTCGCGCTTCGACATTAGTTGTTACCGCCGATTTCTCCATTGAGTTCTTTCACCAAATTAGTGAACGTCTCATTATCGTTATTAAAAGTAGGCTTATCTATAAGCCCTAAGTCGTTAGCGATATTATCCTTGTGTGTCTCACACGCTAGGCGAACACCGTTGCGCTCTTCCTTGTCAAAGCCATTGACGAAAGAGTTGATAGCGAAATCCACGTTGAAAGTCTTAGCGTTTTTAACGAAAGCGACTAAGGCACGTGTGGAGATAGGAGTATTAAGTTCTTCCTTATCGTAGGAATCACGTAGTTGGTCAGCAAGAGTTAGTAGTGACTTGCACTTAACTACCTTATTCTCAATCGTGCGGTCATAAGGAAACTCTAACTTGATAGCAAAGCGGTCTGCGAACGCCATGTTGAGGTCTTGCGTACCCTTGTAGCGTGAGCCGTTGTTCATATCAGCGATAATAAGTAAATCCTTATGCGCCTTGATAGTCTCGCCACCATTTTCTAGCAGTTGAATCTCACGGCGATAGTCGAGTAGTGAGAACAACACGGTTGAGACACGTGCAGGTAGGAAGTTAATTTCATTGAGTAGCAACACGCCACCATGACGTACTAACTGTGTTACCGCACCGTCTTGCCATACGTAACCTTGACCAACAGGGTTGGGAATCCAACGTCCGAATAGTTGTGAAGGGTCAATGCCGTTGTTATTGGATACGTTGAAGTAACGCATACCACGTGCAGAGGCAAAGCCCTGTACGCTCATAGTCTTTCCGCTACCTGCTTCACCCTCTAGGAGTACGTTGATACCTTCTGCCAAAGCGGTATCGTAAATATCCCAATCAGAGTGACCGTTGAAACGGCGGTTAATATATTCCTGACCCCACTTAACGTCGGGTACTGTAATTAAATCAAGAGTTAATCCCTTGTCTGACATACACTTTCCTTTTCTCTTAGTTAATAGTCGTAGCGGAGTTGCCACGACTTTCTTACATGTATAACGATTAAGTACATCTATTTATTCCCGTGATAGTTGTAACCCCTAGTGGGTACATAGCACCGTTCTTCTCCGAAGAGGTTGGCGTGTGATTTCCGCGAACGGATACTACACCCCACTAGGGTTACGTACTATCGGTACACCTCACCATAACCGTCACTTAGCAGACTCATACCCTATTGAAGTCTTTATCAGACATCTCATGCCGTGTCGTGGCTCTTGGACTTATGGGTGTTGATACCCAATTATTATGAAGTACGTATAGTGGGTTATTCCCCACTATACGTACTTATATTGGTACACGCTTCTAATGCTCACGCGCTTACCTAAGTAAGTAGGGCGGTTTAAGTAGTCCTATCATTTCAGAGAAACACTTACCTCTTGAAAGAGTTAAGTCTCGCCTACACCCCACGCTTGCGTTTAGCATACCCAATTCTCTATTTAATTGTTTTCGTATCTGTATAACGATTAAGCCCTAAGATTTATTCCCGATAGTTGAGGCAGGTTTGCAATTACGGTTATCAGGACACGGATAGCCTAACTGCCTCATACGATACCTATTCGCTATCGTCTTGGGAAGTTACATCTATTACATCTTTCTTAGAAACTTTACCTTCTAAGAGTGCAATAGGGTCTAACTTTCCAAACTTATCTATGCCGTCACTATCTACAATGAAAGCCGTTGAAAGAATCGGTAAGTCTAACTCGAAACGGTTACACACCGTACCAATCATACCTAGCAATCCAAAGAGTGCCGTAGTCTGACCTGCGCTCCACAACACGTTCGCGCTAATTGCTAGTGCGTTCATATCATCATCAGTAGGAATAGTGTCGTTCTGCTCGCACTCGTTAATACGTCGAGTAGCACTATTACATAGCAGGGCTATTAACTTAAACTTAAACTCACTACCTTCACGCAAGGCTTGGCAAAGAATCGCGTCACCGATTTTCTTGTCACCCACGTGTTTAGTTAGGTTCGGGAGTACCCACTCCTGCGCCATTTCAGTATCTTCGTCGTCCTTAGACTCCATATCTACGTCAGGTAGCAAAGATACGCTACTCATAATCTCGGAGAATCTATACTTGCGCTCTTCTGTATTCATCATAATTATTTACTCAGTACCTCTCTTGTAAGTGTAAAGCCTCTAATGACTTCATCATTAAACTCAATCTGTTTTTTTAGCATATCGTGTAGTGCGGTACACATCTTGAATAGAATCCCAATAGATATTGCAGACACCACCGCGTATGCACTCACTAATATGTTCAACGAAACTTGACCCATATTTATTCCCCTTCCGAGTTTGTGTCGAGGTCTTTTTCTATGCTCTCGAATAGTTTAGACGTGCCTTCGCGTGTTAGTGCGAACGGGAATACCTCATGCTTTTCCATGAGCATTACCGTAAGTTTTGCTAACTCAGGAATCTCAATTTCAGGTCGCTCTTCATTTATTTCAGCGATAGCCTTTAGCGTAACTAATGCATGGTTAAACTGCTCCCATAGGCACGTCACGTTAGCGACTACTGCTAAGGCTTCCATTTCAACGCTCGATACTTCATCAGCGTTTTTATAGACCGACCCTGCAATCTTATTGACTAGGACGAAAGCAAATTGCTCATCTTTCATAGCCGTAGCAATAAGCGCGTCTCTGACCTTGTAATTGGAGAAAGCCGTTAGTGGCGCGTTCAATACTAAGTCTTTAGGTATGGTAATCGTATTATTATGGTTGCCATTAACCGCCGACATGTAATCATTATCAGGATTAGCAGGTTCGATAAGGCTTATAGCCTCTCTAACTTCATGCACAATCGTGTCGTATTCTTTTCTCATACTACTCATAACTTTTCTCCTTTTCTGTTGTGTATAACGATTAAGGCTTGGGATTTATTCCCGTACTCATACTTCATTTAATGCTTTATTCCACTCAGCAAAGATATTTGCTAATTCCTCTTGGTCAAAGTCGTAAGGGTTACACCCACAAGGCTCACCCTCTACCCAACCTTGAGCGTTGCAGACTTGGCAATAGAATATCTCCATTAGCGCGTTCTTCATGCCACTCATGCGTTCTCCTTTTCAGGTAGGACGATACGGTAGGAATACCCAACCTCTAAGTGTGTAGCCGTGTCTCCTTCGATAACCCAATCACTAGCCTTGTCGTAATCTAAGAAACTGCCGTTATTAGGCTTATCTATATCTTCAGGCATTACTAGGTACACGCCCGTAGTGTTGGCTTTCTTAACTAGGCGTTCCATGCCCACCCATACTCTTTTGCTGTCGGGCGCGTTGTACGCTGTTGCTAAGGTAATCACTCTTACGCCTTTAGTCTGTAAGGCGCGCTTAAAGTCTGCGTGTGTTTTCATATTATTCCTCTCCCTCTTCGTCCTCTTTTATCTGTTCAATTATTGTGCTAAACACGTCTGCATAGTAAAGATATAGGTCAAGGCTCATACGTCCGATAATACCCATAGACTCATCAGCCCCTAATTCTTGCGCCCCTCTATCGTCGTACTCACTAGGCATATCTGACCACTCTTCGAGAATATCGCCGTTATAGATAGGCAAGTAACTATCTACTAACTCATTAGACCTATCTTCAATATCCTCAATAGTCTCGCCTGTTGCTAGTGACTCTTGTATCTCCGAAGTCATCAAATCTCTTACATTTCTCATTTTCGATTACCTTTCTATATCTAGGTTCGCGCCTTGCGATACCTGTATAACGATTAACTAGGGGATATTATTCCCGTATTAAGTCTGCTATTAGATAGCGATACTCTTCATCTGCTTCATCACACGCGACCTCAAAGTTTTCGGGGTCTGAGACGTATCCCACACGTACCCCAATATCTACATGCTGTCCGTCGTTGTACTTACCCGACCATAACTCATAGCCATTACCCACTTTATATAAGCGGTAATGCCTTTCTTTCTTAAGTGCCTTCATCTCGTA